TTCTTACATCAGAAGTTCCAACATTAGCATAGTTTCCAACTCTAGTTGCGTTAGCTCCAGCAGTTATAGAAATTATTCCTAATGTTCCGCCTGCTACACCACCAGCTGCTGTTAATGCTGTTGCATTTCCAACAAAACCAAGTCCTGTTGTAGTTGCTGCTCCAGACCAAACTGCAGTTACTGATAGTTCAGCTCCTACGATTTGTGAATTTGCAGGAAGTACAATGTTAGTTGTACCATCTGCTTGAGTCACTGCTTGTGATTGACACATTACAACTTGACCTGTGTTTTTTACATCATCGCCAAGTGTTGTACCTGTTGTATTTGAAATCGTTCCCGCTTTAATCGGTCCCGAAAATGTAGTTGATGCCATATTTATATCCTCCTAGTTTCCGAACATAGTCTCTAGGCCGTCGACTATACGCGTCTATGCTCTAATTAAATGTATAGTGTGTCTTTTATACATCACATTTTAATAGAGTGCAAGAGATCCTAAGGTATTTATGCAATTTCAGCGATGTAGCTTTTGTTTAAGTAGCTACAGAAACTTGTGGAGCAGCAGCTTCGACATTATTTTGTCTGTGAGCAATTTTAGCCTCTTCAAGCTTGATCTCAGTAATGACTTGTCTAATTTTGTCATCAATTCTGACCATGTCAAGAGTATACCTATCATTATCTAGGTGCTCCTGTTGCCACTTCAACTCCAAGGACTGTTTTCGTTTGTACAGGTCCTGTATCATTAATAACCTCCTCAAAAGTTATTCTTGGTTGGGCACTATATACACTGCCCATATACTCCCATTTTATACTATTCTCTCCCAGTTTGTCAAGTATAGCATTTTCCACATCTTTAGCGTTATCATTAGCTAAAATTTCAAATTTAGTATGATAATCATAGGCCCAGATAGTGATTAGAAGTTTTTTCATTTACACACCTTTATATGTAAAAAAGGGGCCGTTTTAAGGCGGCCCCTAATTAATTATTTATTATGTTGCGTTTGATCCGAAGATACCTCTAGGGTCAGAGAATCCGAATACGTATCTCTCTCTAGCTTTGTATCTTACGTTGCCAGTGTCAAAGTCACCTTCCATTGAAGTTTTGATAGGTGCTCTAACAAAGTGCTTAAGACCATTAGGTACATCTGTCTTGATAAAGAATTTTTTAGACGAAGTCAGATAATGGTTAACTGTGTATCCTTGCGGAATCATTCCCATATTTCTGATCGCGTTAATATCGTTATCAGCAGTACCTACTCTACCTTCAGACTTCATAAGTCTGTCAGCAGTAAATTGTAAAGCAGAAGGGATAATTAATTTAACTCCTTGTGCCGCAATTTTTAGGCCTCTTTCATCAGTAAACGCCGCGATGTCAATCAACGACTGTTCTAATGAAGTTTCATTAAGATCAGCAGCTGTTGCTAACTCGTTTGAGAAAGTTCCAGCTAATGTAGGGTGAACAGTAGAACATAATTCTACTCCGTCACCACCAGCAAAATTTGCATCGAACGCGTTGTTCAATACTGCTGCTGCCTTAACTTGCTTTGTGTTTGCCATAGATCTTGCTAACGCTTTTGTATATCTAGACGCAAGTCTGTCATACAAGTTATCTTCGATAGCTTCTTCTGTGATTGCAAACGCCAACGCAATTGTTTCGTTTGTGTAACGAGCTGTGTAAGTTTCTTGAGCGTCGTCAAAAGTAACACCTTGTCCTTCAGGTTTTACTGCTGCGTTCGCGAAACCTGATAACATTACTTCCTCTTCGAAAGCTCTGTCTGAAGTTTCTGTGTCAAAAATCTCAGCATGCTCATTAGCATATTGTTTATACTCTAGTCCGAATAAAGCATTCAAACCAGGTTCTAGTTCTTTAACTAGTTGTGCTCTTGATATAGCCATAGTTATTTATCTCCTTATTCGCTATTAGTACAACATACTTGACGGTAAGAACGATACAATTATATTAGCACCAGCTACTGTAAGATCTTTGTTTTCTGGATCTTCAGCGCTTCTTACTAATCTAAATTGAGCAGTCGTACTTGCCGATGCAACGTCTAACGTAGAGATCGATTGACCATCTTTGTTATCTGTCGCTGTATAGTTGTTCATGTTCATCGCATTTTGTGCTCCAAGCATAGCTTGAGTCACAGCTGCATCCGCTTTAACAACATATTCCTGTTGAGGATTGTCATTAATGAACGCAAGTATGTCGTTTGAACCTGTGTTGTAGTTGATTGATGTTGCTTGTGATGCAACAACGTTGTTAGAAAAAGTTGGTTTTCCAGCAGAGTCAATAAAGAATGCTCCATTGAAGACACCAACACAAGGTGGTTCTGCGTTACCGCCGGCTGTTGACCAAGCTGTTCCGCCTACTCCACCACTATCTAACGTTGTGAACGCTACGTCTTGGACGAATCCCTGATTACCTGCATCTTGCACGTTCATTGGATCACCCTTGTTTGACGCTACGCCCGGTGCTGTTTGGATTTTGTATTCAGACTGTCCAGAAGTCGCTGGTGTGTTACCAACGTTCATGACCATTCTTAAACCAAATCCAGTTGTACTAGCATTTGCCATAGTTGTTTTCTCCTATATGTACCTACCCCGAAGGGCCTCCAGTACGGGTTTAGTTTAGTTCGTTGGTTGAGGAATTACTAAATAATTAGCTTTTCTTTGTACCACCGAAGGTTACACGAGTATCAGAATCTTTTGAGAATCTCATACTTGGGTGCTGTTCCTTCATAAGATTGTTATTAATTGCTTCCTCTTTGTCTTGAGTCTGTTTTCTATAGTACTCTTCAATTTGAAGCGCAATCTCCTCTGGTATCCTAGCCAGCAATAGGCCTCCTACTCCGATGACTCCTGCGTATTTGCCTTCGCTCATAGTTGGGAAATCTCCGTCAGGATATTCATCAGCTTTTACAAGCTCATATCCTTCTCTTAGAGAAGCTGCTACGTTTTTTGTATCGTTAAAACCCATAGTCTCAGCTCTAATCCATCTATGCCTATAGCCGTCTGGCGCAGGCGGTGCATCCAAGGATGAGGGTGGAGTCCAAGTTTTTTTCTTTTCAGATTTAGTCCTTGTTTGACTCGCACGTGAAGTCTTCATTTTATCATTTTCCATATGCCTATACTCCTTCCGTGATATTTAATTGTTTCGCATATTCTTCTAGTGGCACACCTAATCTTTTAGCAATTGCTACCTGTGAAGGCGTGAGTTTGACAGTTTTTCTGCGTCCGGTATTGCTTGAACGTTTAGCTGATGCTACATTTTGAGTAGGTTTTACTCTTTCTGTAGAATTACCATCTATCTTATCAAATTTGTGCGGAAATTCAAGTCTTATTCTTTTATCAACTTCTGCATAATATTCGTCAGATTGTGGGTCATAACCTTCTTCTTCTACAAGTGTTTTATGTAGATCAAAAGCTGTATGTGTCATAGCATTATCTTGACCAAACCAAGCATTTTCTTTTGCCCAAGCTTCTGCTTTAGGGTCCGTTCTAGCTTGTCTTGGAGCAGGTGCTTGATATTGAGGTTGTTCTACAACTTCCTCTTTCTTACGTTCACTAATTGTTTTTAGTGCACCTAATCTACTTGCATCGTTTGCAAGTTTAGCCATTTGCTCTTGTGCTTTTACTTGACCATCTACATCTCCAGCTTCTATTGCTACTCTCAATGCTTGTCTAGCAGCTTCCATATTTGTAGAAACTCTTGATTCAAATTCCTTTACATATGAACTATCTAAAGTAGAAACTTTTTTCTCTAATCTATCTTTTTCTGCTTTTGTCATTTGAGCAAACTGAATAGCTTCTTCTTTTTGCCTTTCAGCTTCTCTCATTTTACGAGTTAGTTTAGCAATTCTTTTTTGAACTCCTTCACTATATTCTTTTAACTCGTCTTTATCTTCTGATTTATCAAGTTTAGTCTCTCTTTCGTTTTCAAAAGTTTTATCTTCTTCAACTTTTTCAACTTCAATCTTCTCTACTTTGGGTGCTTCAACTTTTTCTGGTTCACCCTTATCGTCTAAATTAATTTCTGCGCCGACTGTTTCGCCAACATCAATTAATTCTTCTGATGACTTCTTTTGTGCTTCTTCTGGCATAGTTTCCTTCCTATGTTAAATGTAATGAAGAACTGATTCAGGATCACCAATGGTCCCTAACACTTCATCATCGTTTAGTATTCGCACTTCTCCA